ACTTTCCTAAAGTTGACGAGGTAAAAACCAAATCAGTATCTACAGTTTGGACTTCCCAATGGAAAGCTATTAAAGGCATTCATAAACTACTTAAGCATATTCCTAAGATAAAAGGCAAGATGGACTTATATAGTTGCGGCATTCTATACTACCAATTGAGAACCTCTGACGATTGGTTAGCCGCTATTGGTAAAGATAAGTTCAAAGGCTTTAATGGGAAAGGTAAAGCAACGTACCACGGTTGGATAGAGTTATTAGATATTCCCAAGGTACTAAGCAAAGCTTGGTTTATGATAGACCTACAGGGAATGGGTAACCCTCGTTACAAAGTATATAAGCAAGGTTCGATTAATCTAACTACAGCCGAAGCTTTATACTATGGAGCGTGCCCTGTTCTTCACGAGCAAGTACTTGAGTCAGGAATACCTAAAGACTTAATTGTTGTCGTGGAAGACGAGAGTCAAGTTCCAAAAGCTATAGCGGATAATAAGAAGTTTGCGTCAGACCCAAAGAGAATTAAGAAAGCTAAAGCTTGGGCTAACAAAAACTTTAATGTTAAACGCTTGTATGATAAAATCGTACTGGGAGAATTTAAATGAAAGTAATAATAGAGCCTCACGCAGATGACGCATTCCTTTCGTTAGGAGGGCATATTGATCAATGGATTAAATCGGGGGAACAAGTATTGATCGTTACGGTATACTCAGGAACCAGAAAGCGAGCATTGGACGCTCAAAATTATGCTCGTACAGTAAACGCTTCGTGGTTTGGAATGGAGTTTGACGAGGAAGATACGGAAGAGTTGACTGCAAAATCTTTTTGGGATAAGATAGCCGAGGTTAAAAAGATACATAAGTTCAAATTGAACAATCTTATTTTTCCGCTAGGGCTTCAGCACCACGATCATTATTTTATAGCAGACTTAGCTCGAAAAAATAATGATCGGTATCTCGATACCCCTTACCATACTAAACAAAAGAACCACGAGGAGGTAAACGAGAAGATGGTAGGTCGCAAAGTAGTATCCTTTATGAAGCCTCACGCTCGTAAATGGAGGCACATACCTTTGTTTAAAGATCAAGCAAAGTTCTTTTATTACAATCCCAAGGAGGCATTAGTACAATGTATAGAGCTAATCTTAAAATGATAAAAGGGTTTCTCAATTGGATGGCTGAGAGACATAGTATATACTTACGCAGACTTAAGGGAGAACCTAAGCCTTGGACCAAAGATAAGATATTAAGAGACTTTAAATTTACAAATGTATTTCGTGAACTAGATAAAGTTACTATCTGGATACGAGAGAATTGGAAAGAGCCTTATGCCGACCATCCTAACTTATGGTTTGCTATGTGCGTAGCTCGTCAAATCAATCATCCAGAAACTTTAAAAGAACTTGAGCCTTTAGTATTCGCTAAGACGTGGAACGCTAAGAAGGCAGCAAAGATAATGGATGCACGTAAAGCCCGAGGGGAGAAAGTTTACACTGGCGCTTATATGATACGTGCGGAGTCAGATCCAAACAAAGAATGGTACTCGTGGTCTAAGAACTTATATATGACTGAAATTGTTTTAGGGCGTGTATGGAAAGCACGTAAAGACTTTTACAAGCTAATGGAGACAGAACCTTCTCTTCAAGAAGTAAATGATTGGCTATGTACGTTCCATGGATGGGGAGGCTTTATGTCTTACGAAGTTACAACCGACTTAAGGCACACAGGATACTTAGACCGCGCAAAAGATATTAAGACTTGGGCAAATCCTGGGCCAGGTGCTAAACGCGGCACTCATCGTATCTTATTCAATACTCGTAGAGGGGACTTGCCTACAGGATTCAAACGCCCTGACTACCAACAAGCTATGCAGGAATTCTTAGCGGCAGCAAAAGATAAACTAGAAGGGACTGCTATATTTAAAGGTCATCGGTTTGAGATGAGAGATATAGAACATAGCTTGTGCGAGTTCGATAAGTATATGCGAGTTAAGAACGGAGAAGGCAGACCCCGAAGCAGATACAATGGAGGCAAAGAATGATACTTTGGCTAACAGGAAATACAGGAGCAGGTAAAACTACTCTAGCAAATTTCTTAGCTCCTTTGATTCATAATGCTATTCTTGTAGACGGGGATACCTTAAGAAGTATGTGGGATAATACGGACATGTCCCCCGAAGGTCGTTGGAAGCATAATATTAAAGTCGCTCATTACGTAGAAGAGGTTCAAAAAGAAAATAAGGATTATAACATTATAGTATCTGTTATATGCCCTTATCGAACTTTGAGAAAGGAAGTAGCGGAAATTTGCGATTGTAAATTCATATACGTGGAAGGAGGTAAGAAGGGCGATGAGTTCCCTTATGATATACCTACTGACGAAGAACGTAGTGTAGCGTACAAAATAACTTGGAGAAAATAATGATAAGAATATTAGCGAACCCTCGAAGCGGTACAACAAGTTTATCTCGTACCTTGATAAAAGATTTAGGGCTTGATGTGCCTCACGAGAAAGTAGGAGAGGATGGTACTGTGTCTTGTTTCTTTTGGACTGACTCTAAAATTTACCCTACCGGAAAGACAGGCAAACCCGCTCATCCAGGTGACGGAGTACCTAGTGAATATGATTGGGATAAGACTATTCATTTAGTTAGACATCCTTTAAAGTGCATTCCCTCTATGCGGTCTATCGTTGGACGCGACCAGCAACAATGGCTATACGATAAAGGTTTGATACGAGATACTCATCGTAAACCCAAATTGCTTTTCTCTATGGAAGCTTGGTATGAAACTAACTTAGCTATTGAACGTCTCAAGCCTAACTTCCGCATTCAAATAGAAAATGTAGATTGGAAGAAGTTAGGCAAAGCATTAGGCACTAAGCAAATACCGGAGGTCACCCGTCACCTTAATAGAGCAACGGGGTTCCTAGAGCCTAAGCCTATTGCTTGGGAAGATATGGAAGCTTTAGATTCTAAACTAACAGCCAAGATAAAAAGAATGGCTCTCAAATATAAATACGAGGTTTGATATGAGAACAATAGAAGTTAAAAATGTAAATGAGGTGCTACCGTTAGCTCTACAAATGCTAGCTGTACACGGTAAAGAAATATCCCCACGGGGCATTCTTACTTTGGAACCTGTAACTACAACTTATCTGCGACCTTGCGAACGGGTTATGCTAGTTCCAGAACGTGACGCCAATCCTTTCTTTCATTTAATGGAAGCACTTTGGATTCTTCAAGGTCGTCAAGACGTAGCTTGGCTGACGCAATTTAATAAGAATATGGAACTCTATAGTGATGACGGAGCTATCTTCCACGCGCCTTACGGTCAGAGACTTCGCCACCAACAAGGATTCGACCAAATAAGATCAGCGATAAACTTATTGATAGCGGACAAAGATACTCGCCAATGCGTTATGCAAATATGGGATGCTTCTTGCGACCTTGGGATAAAGAGTAAGGACATCCCTTGTAATGATCTCATCTTCTTAAAGATAAGAGATAACAAATTAAATATGACGGTTTGTAATCGGTCTAATGATGTTATATGGGGAGCGTATGGGGCGAACGTAGTTCAGTTCAGTATGATCCAAGAGTATATAGCAGGGAAAGTAGGCGTCAAAGTGGGAGTGTATAATCAAGTATCCGACAGCTTCCACGTATATCCCGACAATCCGCAGTTTGAAGCTTTGGTTCAACTACCTTATACAGACTTCAATCCTTATAAGTATGAAGTAACTCCTTACCCTTTAGCTACATGGTTGGACGGTTGGGATGACGAACTCGCTTTGTTTTGTAGTATGGTTGACCCTGACCCTTCTATTGATAGTGCTCCTATCTTAAGTAAGGTGCGTGAGGGAGAATCTATGTTTCAAATACCGTTCTTTGTAGACGTAGCCATCCCAATGTATAATTGTTGGATAGGGCATAAGATATCTCTCAACGGATTAATGCTAGTCGATAGTATAAAAGCTTCAGACTGGCGTTTGGCGGCAACGCAATGGTTAACTAAACGGGAGCAAGTAAATGACTAACGAACAACAACAATGGATAGAGAACGCGACCTATGAAGAACTATTAAAGCGGTGGCGGTTCGCTAAAGATTCCGATACTATCTTTCAAGAAGATGCGGGGTCATACTACCAAGACCAAATGAATAAAAAGAAAGCTATGTTGGCAGCAGCAGAGCAAGTCGTAATAAGTAAACGAATTGGATGGAGTAAAATATCATGAGTTTAAAATGGTTACAAACTGCGAGACACGGGGGATTGGTAAAAAGATGCCATACAGTTCCTTCCTTACAATCTTATAATGTAGCGGAGCATTCTTTCAATGCGATACTTATAGCTCACACTATTTGTAAAGACCTTGATTGGAAAGTTAGATACGATAGTGCTGAACATTCCCGTTGGCTAAATATTGACGAGGCTAAAATCACTCACTACCTTTTACTGCACGACTTACCAGAAGGGTATACGGGAGACATACCTGCTAATGTTAAGAAAGAAACTAACATTAAATCGGTCATGGATAGAATCGAAGAAGAATGGTACAATAAGCACGTACCAGACTATATGAAGCAAACTATAACCGACCATGAATATGTAGTCGCTAAGTTAGCAGACGTATTGGAACTTTGCATGTTTTGTAAAGACGAAATACAAATGGGTAACCATCATCCCGCTATGGTCTTAATGGCCGACCGAGCTTCAGCTTACGCTTTAAACTACTCTGAAGGATTAGGGCACATCCCTTCTATTGTAAAATCTATTGTTGACGACTTAAGGAACCTATTATGAGTAATGAGTTTATGAATATAAAATTAGATTCCGATATAGCGGAAAAGATTGCGTTGGGCGATGTTACTGCTCTTGAAGAAGCGGAGAAGTCATATGGCGATTCGTGGAAGCGTAGAGGCGGTACAGATAGCTTTATGATGCTTGCTCGTAAGTGGGACAGGATAGAGAACCAATGTCGCAAACATAACTTTAATATATTGACTGCCTGTTCTGTCGACCAACGCGCTGAAGGTATCATTGACGACATCAGAGACTTGAGACGCTACTTGGTACTTGTCGAACAAGAAATGATCCAGCGAGGGGGAGCGATACCCGAGATACCAAAAGGGGAGGGCGAAGCGGGAAGCGGATATGTAGACCAAGATAAGTCCTAGCAGACTAATCCTCTGGTGGATAGGGCTGGATTCTCTCTTTATAGGTCTAATCGTAAAGGGTATCTAAAAAGCCCGTTTTACTTATAATCTGGTGGATACGCTCAGTCTCCTGAGCTTTTTACCCCCTATATGCCCGCTTGGCTAGGCTATAGGGGGATTCTGTCGGCCTATCTAGGGGGGGTTCTCCTTCTTTCTATATCCTATCTCAACCCAATTCTGTAATCCCAACAACCTCACTCTACAAATTCCCGCAGTTTCCATATTGTCTACATACACAACAGGAATATCTTTTACAGTTAACGCTCTGGACAGGAATATCTTTTACAGTTAACGCTCTGGCGTATGGCGGCAAAGGTTCCAAAGATGTTATAGGCTTACTTCTTTGCATTGGCGGCAACGGCACTCCTGTTGAACACCCGTAGAAAATCAACACCACCATTAGAACAAATAGTAACTTTACTTGCTTCATTTTTTAAACTCCTATATTTTAATCGTAAAGAACTTTCATTACCCAACGCTACACGTAAAGCTTCGGCGTCAATAACTGCTTGCTTCTCGTGCTCTTCCTTTTGCGTTTTAAGCGCGTCAACTATCTTCCCATCTTCATACCATCCCCTAGCAGACCAACTACCTATAGCCGCCGCGAGAATAGCCCCAATAATAAAATACATTTTAAATTGAGCAAGCATTAGCCTGTACCCTTGACAAGTAATATTACACGAGCCCATGCAAACGACACTACCGATACAATAGCAGGCCAAACATAGTCCACTACTATTCTATGAACTCCCATCGAGATAGTAGATACAGTCAACCCTGTTAAGACAAAGTATCCAGTGGAGATATTATCGCCGTATAAGTAGTATCCCAAAAAAGCTAGGGATATGCCTATTGGAAAAGATACTAGCCATAGTCGCTGAACTTTTTCTTTTCTATTGTACTTAGTTAAAAAAGATTTTTTAACATATTGCATAAGTATCGAAACAATAAACATAGCACCAATATACATTTTTAGCTCTAAGGGAGTCATGGCCCATAAATCTAAAATCCATTGATAGATATGCGTAGTTGTTTGCGTCACGCCTTGTACGTCCTGATTAACATTATTCATTACCGCTATCCTCCGTGTTTAATACTTAAAATATGTTTAATGCCTTCGATAGCTACATACCCTATCCCAGACAGTATAGATAGAACAACCGAAGTCACTACAACTTTAGCTATCCAATCCCCGTACTTGGACAAAGTTCTATGGTAATCTTTCATCCAAACTAAATCTTCAATAGTCACATCATACTTATCTTTAAGAAACTTTAATAACTTCTCATCCTCGCTCATTCGCTCATACCCACATCATTTAATAAATCTTGCCACGGGAACCCCTCGCCTGGGTCTACTTTACGTTCAGGCGAAAGGTCGCTGTGCCTTACTATCTTTTTTATAGGCCAGAGGTCTATCCACTCCATGACTTGCTCCACTATAGTTAAGTATTGGTCAGTAGATACATATGAAGTCTTTATAGCTTCTAAGAACGAACCGTATGTATGATGCCCCTCCACCAAAACCTCTAACCCTAAAGAGTTGGTATTATACCCCTTGGCGTGGTAAGCGCGTTCAGTATCCTTACGGCAACGGAAGTTAGTTCCATTGGGACCAATTAAAGATTGAGCAGACAATCCGCTCTTATCTAAAAATTTAACCGCGTGCTTACTCCCGTCCAAACCTTTTATGAACTCCCCCATGGAATGAATAACTATCAACTTAGGCGTTTGGGGTTTTTTACCCCCATGTTTTAAATGAGCTATCTTTACGGCCATATGATATCTACCTCTTGAGTCACCCCATTCGCAATAGCCTCTTTTGCTAGCTGATATATATCAATAACCTTTTGGAACTTAGCAGTCGGTTGACGCGACGAGAGTGCGATAGACAACCAGAACTCCGCTTGGAATGATATCTCTTCTATATCGTTAAGAGCAGGGAACGTAGTTTGGATTAAAGATAAACCTGCCGACCTTATTTCAGAAACTCTTAGAGCTTCATCTAACTGCGTTTGAATGGCCGTAGGAAAAGTTTGACTGACCAAAGCGTCTGGGGATTCTCCTAGCTCAAACTCTTTTATTTTTCCTGTGGAAATAATAAACCAACTCTCATCGTTCCTAAAGTCAGGCGTCACTACCCACGCACCCGCTCCATCCCATACCGCAACTTCATTAGCCAATAAAGTAGGTAGAGGAAAGTCATCAGCGTATACCGCATTAGCAGGAAGAAGAAATGCTTCAAACTCTAAGGGGTTGGCCTTAGCATCCGTCTCACTTATAGATTCCTTTGTCTCACTATCGTAATTTAATATTTTCATTTTAGTTTCCCGTATATCTTATGCAGGGCATTAAATTAACATTACGTCCCCGAGTTTCATTACCGCCAGTTGCAGTTGTACTCCGATAGGTAGGAGTTCCATCCATACTTTCACTATTGTAAGTAGAACCTGACCCTGTCGTACCCTTTGTGACATGAGTATGAACGTGACTGTCTAATTGATGATCTTGCTTCGTACCTACGTTGTCGCCGGTAGTTGCATCGCCACGGTCTGTACGTGCCGCTCTGTCTGGATCAATTGCGGCTCCGTGATCCCAGAAGCGTGGAAACTCTCCTCGGTAGTCAGGAATGTTGAACGTATTCCCATCCACGTTACCATAAGCAATCCCCAACACCGCATATAAAACTGCGTACGTTGTTCGCGACAAACTTGAACCGTCACATTCTAAGTATCCGCTTGGCGCTGTTGCTAACGGCCATAGTAGAATTAAACTAGTGGGAGCCGACTCTATAATATTATCACGATACCCCGTCATCAAACCTGTTGTTATAGGAGAATCAGGATCAATATCGCTATCTGGTATTACTGTCCAAACCATTTTCTTAGTCCTCTGCTATTGCCATATTAGAACACCGCCGCGTTATAGGAAAGGCGCAACGAATCATAAACTTTTCATGCCACTCAATAGGTCTCATTCCTGTTACTATTCCTGTGACTGGGTCTTTCACTTCCATATCTATAGCATCCGTCAAAGCTTGTATACCTTTAAAGTATTCGCACTTTACACATCCCATATGTAAGTATCTTGGCCTGAAATTCTTTATAGGACAATGGGCTGTAACTGATGTAGGTATTTCTATACTTGTTAAATTGCTCATATTACTTGGGCTCCTTTCTAAGCTATATAATGTCCGATGCTGCCATCGGTGTAAAAACCGCTGTTCTGACTTATGAAACCATAAGCCTCCTGATTAGCTTCAGACTCAGCAGTATAATCTCCCATTGAGTCAGCTGCTATAAATCCATACCGTACTAATTGATACCCCCAACTCTCCGCTTCGACTTCTATTAGTTGCTTGTCGTGAGTATCTGTTACTTTTAAAATTTGTATCTTTTGAAGCGCATTAGCTCCCGTCTCATCTTGAAATGCGAAAGTGTCTAGTATTAAAGAACTGCCCGTCCATACGTCCGCATCTTTAGTATCTATCTTGAACTTTGTTGTTTGAGGGGTGCCTGAGTATCTAGACAATAACCTACCCGCTAAAGTTAGTACCAATCCTGAATTAGAACCGCTCAGCCAATCTGCGTATATAACTAATACAGCCTTCTCGTCATAAGCATTTCCATTCTCTGAATCAGTATCTACCACAACTTTAAATTTTCTATAGTTGCTAGGATCATCCAAGTCTTCAGTTATATCTATTATGTCGTAATGAACCCATACCTGAGAAATTCTATCTCGTATATTATCCTTATATGAAATAGAATCCTTTACAACATGTTCTATGTCGTTAAGGGTAGGCGGCACTTCATTTTTAAGAAGGGGGGCTATGGCTCTTAGCTTTATGAGTTGAGCCCTCTCGTCAAACCACATATAGATAAGGTTCTGTCTGCATATACGTTCTATAAGATCATTCACGCCTTCAGGAGTTACTACAACCCGAGATAAATCATTAGCACTTAGCCAATCTTCTTTTTCTAAATCCCATTCATTAGTCCCTACCGTTGCTTCCTCTTTCAATCCTATGTTATCGTACTTACCGCTAGAAGCCCCTGTGTGCCGCAATCCTATCGTATGACTGATAGCAGTCGCTACAAATTGATAAGTTCCCGTAAGAGTAATAGCCGTCTTAACAGCAACCGTGTCTAGTATAACACTAGCGGTTCCCCCTACCTGAGACACTACTTCGTAACTGAATGTGTAAGTCTCCCCTATAACTGTTGTTACCGTTTGGTTGGCTTCTCCGTCTGTCGCTCCCGCAGTCAATACAATATTTCTTGCAGCATCCCAAGTGGGAGTTGTAGTTCCTAATAACGTCCAACTTACTAAGTCAGTATTAAAACTAGTGTTAGAAAATAATTCGGAAAGTTCAAATCCATCGTAAGGAATAAACTGAGGGTCAACCCCTGAAAAATTTACAAGTAAGTCATACAGAATATCTATTACATTTTTAGTTTCATAATTTAAACACTGTTGAACTGTATCGTCTATATCGTGCTCTGAAGCGGTTGACCCTAATGCCCCTCTAGTAGATAGTATTAAGGTGTCTGCGGATACTGAGCCATAAGCTATAACTTCATCGCCAATGCTAATGTATCCATGAGGTTCGTAATTGACCCCCTCTCCTGTATGTAAAACAGCAGAGGTAGCTATGTCGGTAAGCGCAACCGAAAGAGTGCTAGTGCTAGCGACAGGAGCTTGAGACCGTTTGTTGTCCGCTAACTTGAGAATGTCTTTTCCCGTTACTATAGCATTTCCAGATTGATCAAAATCTATAGTGTCTACAACATACAAACGCTCTTGAAAGTCATTCCAAGAAAATCCCTCTGGATTAATATAGCCCTGAAGAACTCTCATCAAACGTCCTTTGTAGTAAGGAGTGCGAGCTTTCAACTTACCAAAAAAGGTTCCTAGTGATTCAGGAGTATATGTACGCGTACTAAAATAAGGATCAGTATATATATCATCATCAGCAAAGTCGCGCATATGTACAGTAACAACTCCGCGTTTACCTAGAGAACCTTTAGGGTCAATTCGGCAAGGAGTAAACTTAGGAGGCTTTTCAATACAAGGATACCCAGACTCTCCCGCAGGCCAATTAGAAACAGGTTCATAAAAACGATAAGTTTTAAAATGCTTCGTATAATTAGGAATGTCTTGGCAAGTATTATATGTATTGTAGCATTCATTACCCGCAGATAAAGCAGCAGTACATGCTCCCGTTGCGCTTGCGATTATTGTTTTAACATAATGTTTTAATTCGCTACCTACCGTAACCTGAGCCCCCCACGCATCCGCGCTACCAACTGTCGCAGCAGATAACGTCCATGAATCGCTAGCACCGCCCGCAGCAAAAAAGTAAAATGCGCCTATAGTATTCGCCACAATTGATTTCGCGGAAATATGTATACGCCAATGATCTCCTAAATCCAAAACGCCGTATTCCCCTGCGGTAGAATCAAAACTAGCAGTGATCTCTCCGGTCTGGTTGTCTAGCATTATATAATTATTTTCTGTAGAAATTCCCCCAAAACCTAATCTCAGATAAACAAAACGAGTTGATCTTGGGATAGCGTCCTTTTGTAAATGAATCGACGCATTATAAAAATTTGTAACCACATACGAAGGTATTGCTTGGTAAGCACTTTCTGTTGTTCCCGCACTATCATCTTCAAGATTGTCCATCGACCGAGTGCCGTCGGGAGCGACTGCTGTGTCCGCAACTATCGTGAGAGATTTAGTCCAATCAGTGTGAGAAAAATCTTCGCTGTGCTTTAATAAGTTAGTAACACTTTTCCCGTACTCATAGGCACACGTATCTAACCGCAACTCAGAAACCGTTACAGGTATGCGCCCATCTTCTATTCTTCTAAGATCATACGTCATACATAGCCACGCAATCTATTCTAAAGTTTAAATGTAGAGCTTGCACATATCTTGGATAGGCGATTTTATTCGCCATACAATAAGCAACCTCCTCAGGATAGTTAGCAGTGTCCCACGCAAAATAAAACGGGTATAACTCTATGTGGTTAGCAAATGCTTCCCAATTAGTATCGACCCATCCGCGAGAAACTAGCTTTTGATCAATTACAACCTTGGCTCCTTTAGACCGAAGTGTGCGACCTAAGTATTGACCGTTCACGGACATGTTATTAAATACCTTACGGTCACGATTTAGATTAGCAGGAGAGAAGCCCAAAGGCATTTCGCGTTCCAATTGTAATGCTTCCCCTAAGAATAAATTTGCAATGAACGATGCTGCGCCTGTACTCGCTATTTCAAATCTAAAATATCTAGCATTACGGCTAGTCACCTTATGAAATATTGCTTGGTTATTATCGGGAGTCTGTATAGAATCTAAATCTGATTCCTCCCCCGCCCATGCCCCAGTAGCACTGTATTCCGGCTTAATGGTTCCTGCGTTGTCTGTTAAGTTATGGCCAGTTATACCCCAGCAATCGACGTCAACAGCCGCTCCCATATCTATATAAAAATAAACAGTACCGGCGGCTATTGCTTTCCACCAACTAGAAGTCTTCCAGCTCTGAGCATTTTCTTTCTCAAACCCAGTAGCCTCAGAAGTGACCGTGACTGTTCCGCTCTTTACTAAATTAATATGCCCTATATATGCACTCATGCTACATTTAACTCCGCGCCATCTTCGGTTTCAATATTGATCTGCTCGATAAGTTCCCGCACATCTTCTTTAGAGTATCCCGCACCATTCAAAGTTATAGTTACTTGCTGACGCGAAGTCTCTGGGCCAAACCCTTCATTAGTAGGGGGAGGAGGTAAATTAGCAGACGTTTGACCGCCTGTCGGTTTAGCTACGGAACCCGCAGAACTGCCGCCGCCTACATTTGCTAATTGAGCCGCTCCATTTAACGCAGCACCAATTGCTAACGCAACGCCTAGCGGGTAAGGAGGAACCGCCAAAGCATTCATAACCGCTTGAGCCGTACTCGCTATGATAGAAACTTTAGCCATAGCTTGTTGAGCTGAAGATTGCTTCTTACCTTCGGAAGCCATTAAAGCAGTCATACCTTGGGCAATACTAGATACTGCTCCTAGAGCGCGTTGAGCTACCATACGTCTAGCAGTAGCCCCTCGTTTTGCTATCTTTAATTTCTCGTCTTCAAAATCTTGCTCAAGCTTAATCATTAGCTCACGTCTTCTTTCTTCATTTATAAGCTCAGCTTGAAATGCTTCTTCTACCACAAAAGTTCTATTCTCATTTGCTAACGCTAACCGTTCTTGTTGAGACATTAAAGACTCTTCTAAAATAATCAAATCTCCCGCATACTTTTCACGAAGCTCGTCTTGCTCTTTTAAAAATAATTCTGCGTTAGTAGCAGACATAGCTTCGTTTCTTGCCTTAGCTTCTACGGCTGCTTGCTCTCGTATCTTAGCTAATCGCGCTTGAGCTTGTTCTGAATCTACTCCTGTAACATTCTTCTGAGCTTTCATTGCTTCAGTATTATTCCAAATCAAATTGTATTCTTCTTCTAACTGTTTAGCATTAGCATCCCGTGCTCGCCCTATAGCTTTTGCCCCTTCTAAATCTAAACTTGCTAACGCTACTAGTTGCGCTGCTGTTGCCCCTATCTTATTGCCTAAGTCTTGAAAGGTCAAAGCTACCGTTTGAGCTATCTTAACCATCCAAGCCATAAGGTCTACTACTCCTCTTAATGCAGGATCAAATAGTTCTCCTAACATTAAAGCAAACCCCTCCCATACAGATGCTAACTTCTTAATGTCGCCATCTAAATTATCTACTTTTATCGCAGCTTGTTCGTACGCAGTAGAAGTTCCTGTAAGCCGCTCTCTCATCTTAACCATAGCGTCAGAATTATTTATTAAAGATTTTGCCACTACAATATTTCGTTTACCGAATATTTCAAGCATCTCAACTGTACTAAGCCCAGCTTCTTTAATGTTCTTCATAGCTTGAGTCAAACCTACTAACTCGGGCTTAAACTTAGCGTTGGATTGATCGGCAAGATTCAAATAGATGTTGCGCAATCCTGTTCCCGCTTCGCTGCCCTTCAGCGCAGATAACGACATAATCTGCAATGCAGCATTCATTTCTTCAAACGAAGTTCCTGCCCCTGCCGCAACAAGCCCCGCAACTTTAATCGCTTCCGCAGTATCCTCTATTTCAGAAGAACCTCGCTTGGCTCCTGCCGCTAATACATTAATGAATTTAGAAGCTTCCTCTGCTCCTGCCCCATATTGGTTAAGAGCTACTGCTAAAGTTTTAGCTGCATCCGGTAAAGTAGATCCAGATGCTTCTGCTAAAGTTATAGCTTCTTTTGTAACCGCCGCCAAAGCTTCTCCGCTTTCTAGTAAGTCAGGCTTAGCAGAAGCAACTAATTTAAATGCCTCTGCTGCTTGACTTGCCGTCAACGTAGTAGTTGAGCCAAACTCTAAAGACTTTTGTTTTAAAAATTCTAAGTCTTTACCTACTGCACCCGTGATAGCGGAAAGATCAGAGATAGCTGAGCCAAAATTGCGCCATATATCTATAGTCTTTCCAGCAACTCGTAATGCAGCATAAGCACCTACTAGCCCGCCTGCGGTACGAGTAAGCTGCTTCATGGCAGAGTTTGTCTTTTTAATATCGCCTTGAACTTTTTTGAAGGCAGCCTTCGTTTTGTTATCGGCAGATATTCTTATTCTAGTGTCGGTTACTGGCATTATTTTCTAGCCTCTCATCTATGATACTCATTGCTTCTATATAAGGATTAGGTTGGTTCAATAAACCTCCTCCAAATATAAGTATCCCATTTTTATAGTGACGATACAAACTCAAATAAGTTCTTGACGCTTCTTCTATTAGCGGCAATAAACAAACTCGACTAACAATCACTCCTTCTATTTCCCAACGGTCGTATCCTGCGGGGTTTGTATCGTCACATTGTTTATGCGTACATTTATCGCAATCGAAGTCTTTGGGATTCATACTAACTTCAATTGCGATGATTAGTTTTTTCCTTCATCCTCAGATACGCTACTCATCTTAATTATCTGAGAGAATAGCTCAGTCAATTCTGCAACAGGTATCCTTCCGAAAGCAAGACGCGAAAATTTAACATCTTTGCCGTCCTCATCAGGAAAATTATCCCATCCCACTAGCCCATACTTTAAAGTGTTCTTCATAGTACGTTCAGAAAAAGACATCATGCCGTCTTGATCCATATTGGCTTCGGCCATTACCCCCATATATTGTTGCCCATCCATAGGCTTCAATTTAAAAGTAGTAGGATTCTCCGAACCTCGATCAGATTCGATTACATAATCAACTTTATCTATCTTTGCTTGCGCTGCTGTTATTGCCATGATATTGGGCTCCTTAGTTTATTTCTTTAGTTTATGTGAAGGCTATTGCTACTTCATCATCTGTGGTAGACTCTGTTGCACCATACGGTATCTCTAGCGTGCGGATACCTTCACGATCACCTGGAGCTACATCTTTATAATATATAGCAGGGTGAGTTATGTTAAGTATGTTGCCGGCAGTTCCGCCAATAGCTCCTGACGCAAGAGTCATAACAACTCCTGCTTTGAAATCAGAATCGAAAGGCTTAGTGGCAACCAATTGATGCTCAGGGTCTACTGAACCGTTAACATCGCGTTTGATAATGCGTACTTCTCCAAACCCGTCAGTTCCAGCAGGGTCAGGCGGCATAGAAACTTCATTACCAATATCGAAAGTCCAAGCGCCAATAATCGCGCTATAGCCGCCCATGTCGAAAGCTGCATTGATGAACGGTGCAGGAACAATTGAATCATAAGTAGGCGAAGCAAGAGCTATATCTGTGACCGCACTAACGTGACCCGTCATAGTGAAACTTGCTTTAGGTATTGCGCCCACTTCCATATTAAAGCTAACAGAACCTCGACAGCCCGTAAGCTTCATCAACGTACCATCTTGATAGTAATAGACAGTAGCAGACTTATGTCCCGTAGAAGCAGGAGTGTAAGTAACTGACGTTACCGCTACAACTGTTTCTAGCATTCCGCAAGCTTCTAACAAGTCAGCCATTTCTGGCGGAGTTCCCGCTACTCCCGAACCTTTCATTTCTACATCAAAGGTTACAGTTCGTAGCATACCTCCATAAACTTGCTGGAGCTGACCGATACTTGCGCGAACAGCAGGACGTTCATTCATACGAAGTCCTTCATTTGCCCAAGCTAAATTTTCGACCAATATAGCATCATCACCTTCTACAGGTACAGGGTCTAAGTTATAAGTCACTTCTTCTTTTACAAGAATGACTTCGCGATTAATAATCATTTCTTCACTCCTTTCTTTTCTTCTTTCAATTTAGTTTTGCCGACAGAATTACCTTCGGTTTTAACAATTGGCGCTTGTTCTTTCACGCCTCCGCTTTTGACCTCTACTTTTTTTCTCTTACGTTTAGTTTCATCACTCATTATAAATATCCTCTTAATTAAAATTGGCCCAGTTGGTTCTATACTTAACAGAATAAGTTAAGCGTTGTCTTGCTATCGGTTTATCTCCTTCAATACTTATATTAGGTTGCTCGGTTCCTATTGCTTCTATGTACTTAACAAAGTCCAAAGGCAGTAAATTATAATTGCCCATTAAAGCCGCATGAACTTCTCCGCGTATAGTGTTAAGTTCAGAAACTACTGCTGCTATATCTCCCCGAGATACTATGTCTATAAAGACTGTTAAGTTCCAATCTATAAAAGACTGCGTCATTTGACTCTCAACAGTATCATCCCCGCCTGCTATAACTAAAGCAGGAAGCTCTGCTTGCTCTAATTCGTAAGTCTGAGCGCGTTGCACATTGGCTTGGGTAGTAGCTAACCCCGTCAATACTGTTTCTATGCCTGATAGTATATCTTCAGTTCTCATTAGTGAGCCGCCTCTAATATAATAAGTATCATACCTGTACCGTCCAACTGTTTGGCCGCCACTTTATATTCTATGTTGTCTACAAAAATAGGATTGCCCCGTTTTATATCTGGCACCGCATCCACGTTAGTTAAAAACGTAGGCTTTAAAGTTTCCACATTGTTAACTTCTACATACTGGTCTTCAAATATGCCCGCTACTTCTAATGTTCTATATACCGCAATAGTAGCATGCTCTTCAGTATCTAAAAACGCAGAAAAATCTTCAGTCATCGGCATAACAATCTCCTCTTAAAAGATAGAGAGGGCAGGAGCCCCCAACCCCCTCAATCAGTCTTAAGTTGAACCTATACTTATGTTACAGTATTTGGACCAACATTAAGCTTCACGGCAATACCTTCGCCAGCCGCAGCCAACGTCTTGGTTTCCATTACGATACAACCGACTGTTAAATCGCCAGTCGCAGGAGTAGCAGCAGCATCATCTGCATAACCTAAACCTCCATTAGCACTTACGTCCCAAGAGATGCCTTCACCTTGAGTAAACGCTGCACCATTAACACCTGGAAGATCATACACGCCCGCAATAGCAACCGCAATAGTATCGCCAATAGCTCCATCAGTAATTGGAACCCCTAGTAGCCCTTCAATAACAATAGGAACACCTGCTGTTGCAGCCGCTGCTAATGTTACATTAAGGATGTTACCTTCACCTTGATATGTTTTAGACATTTTTCTTTCTTCCTTTATAATGCGAGCTTTAATCTCGCTTCAAATAAAGCAGGGAAGCTTTAAGCCTCCCCGCCACTTTACTACTTAACTACTTATACGCCTGCGTTCTTATAGCCGCCACGGAAGTCGTTACCAGTGGTGCCATAATCTAAGCGAACCTTCCAAGCAGTACCGTCAACAGTAAACCCGTTCTGACTTTCCAAGTAAGGAGTTTGGTTACCATCAAGGAACGCAATTTCCAAAGTAGGAATGTCGGTTGGGTTTGCAAGCAAGTACCACTCAGTAGCATTCAAACGTGGATCAGAAACAACTTCAAGAGAGTTGCGATGAACGTTAATTTTCTTGCTGTTAGCAACAGTGAAGTCTGTCTCAGACGCAATCAATGCTTTGATAGTGTCTTCCAACTCAACACCGCAAACAATATACTTAGCTTGAATATCTAAGTAGTCATTCGCATCAGGGTCTTGTTGCTTACGCATCGCTGTCTTAGCCGCGCCGATAAGAGCAAGAGTAGGAGCCGCACCAGAACCTGCTAAGTTATTATGATCGGCGTGGAACAAAGCAGTACCATCAAACAACGCAGCGTTATCGGTAATGATACCGTAAACATCGTTACCGATAGTACGAGCACCAGCACGACCCATTAAGCCCGCAATACGTAAGAAGCCATTCAAATCGTCATTGATAATCATTTGACGAGTAAGAGTGATCAACTTACCTTTTGTAGCTGCCTGGATAGTCTCTTTCTCTTCGCCGATAGTGCCCGCAGTATATTCGCCGCCTTCAGGAATCGTATCGAGCGAGTTGAACGAACCTAAACGAATGCGACTATTTTGCTTAAAGTCAGGAACACTAGATACGTTCGCAATTGAACGCCAAGTTTCTGCAAACGCAGTATAAGCACGTTGCAACTCTTTACCGATACTGTTTTCCAGTAAGTAAGGGAAGTCACTTGTAGAGTGCGTAAACGCCGCTCCAACAATACGCATCTTATCCATACCCGCCATAGATACGCCGCTCAGCTTCAAAGAAGATTTAGCAATATCTAATAAGGTATGCCCGCGGAATTCATTCTTGCCGTCATCTTGCTTAGCACCAGAACGAATTTCAATAGCTTCGGAAATACCGGCACGGAACTTGTCGCGTTGGTCTGCTAACAATTCAATTCGCATTTCTGCGCCCGTAGCAGTTCCTGCATTCTTTCCGATAGCATCGAGAAGTTCGGCACGAGCGTCGTCAATACCGACAGTGCGGTCTTCAAGACACTTATCAAGTTGTGCACGATAAGTATCGCCGTGAGGAGCGAATGCCGCACGAATAGCCTTTTGACGAATGCCTTCTACTTCTAATGCCTCGTCAGCGGCTTTCTTCGCAATAGCTTCATCGCGTTCTTTTTTTGCTGTAGCTTCAGCAATTGCTTTAGCTTCGGCAGCTTTTTCTTTTTCAGTTTTCATAGTCTCTTCTACCTTTTGTGGGTCAGCTACCGCTGACGTTTCAATTGCTTGTTTTTCAACAAGCGGTTTTTTAATAACGAACTGCGCCAATATATGGTTTGGTACGTTATCAAATTTGGTTGGGTCAAAGTTAGCGGCCAACTCTATCTCGCCCGATACTTCATCAATGAAACCAAAGTCCAATGCTTCTTCTGCATTCATCCAAGTCTCATCGTCCATTAAGCTAACTATAGTATCTACATCAATGCCTGTACGACCGGCGTATGTATTTGCCATATTAGCTTTCATCTTATCCATAATCTCCGCAGTTTTGCGAAGGTCTTTTGCTTCTCCTGCCGCTCCCCCTTGAGGATTATGAACCATCATCAATCCGTTCTCGGCCATAGCGATATGGTCGCCAGCCATAGCAATTAATGAACCCATAGACAAAGCAACTCCATCTATGTGTACTACTACTCGCGCAGAATGATTCTTTAAAGTATTATAAATAGCAGTACCATCTATAATAGAGCCGCCTGGACTATTTATAAATACATTAAGCAGTTTGACCCCGCCTAGTGCTTTTATATCAGTCGCAAAATCTTTAGCAGATATGCCCCAGAAGCCTATCTCTTCATAGATCATTATGTCCGCTTCTTGGGCACCTTTAGATGTAATAGAATACCAACTATTCACACTAGGTTCCCCCTTCTTTTTTGCCATTGCCTTTATTTTTGGTTGACGTTTCATCTGTCTCCTCCGGTTTAGTTTCTTCAATTAATCCTGCTTCCAATTCGTCTTTCCTTTCTTCTATACGTTTTTGTAATACTTCATCAGGCTCTCCTCCTCGTCTCTGGATAACTTCTGCCTTGGAAGCTATGCCTGTTGCTAATTCTTTTTCAATACCGTCCATTTCTTTCTTAGGGTCAATCCAAGTCAGAGGAGGCCGCGTAAACTCTGCATCATATAAAGTGGACTCATCTATATCTTTAAACTCATCCAGCAATCCTCCTAGCTGAACCATCTTTAAAAAAGATTCGTATAAAGGAAGTACTTGACGCTTGGAAAAATAGCTCCATAGTATACCGTAATTCATACGGCTCTCTACTAACTCTTGACGTTGAGCTGAATAAGTGCCGTTGTAATTTTTAGCTATGCTGCTAAAGTTTGTATAAGTTCCTGCCGCAGCAAAACGTAAGTTAGCATCTAAGAACGGAATAACATCGTTGTTAGGTCTGTTACTATGCGTGGTCTGAACTTCCTCGCCTATTCTTAAATCGTCAAATACCATTCCAGGCATAAACTCCATCTCACGATAGTCGTCAGCATTATCGCCAGTAGGAGCTACGTACATATCAGGAGAACCTTTGCGAATGAACCCCGCCATAGCCGCAGATACTCTAGCCGCAACGCGCTCTGACTCTTCAATATCTTTTATATCGTCAAACCTGTGCATGACTACCGCAAAAAGAGAAACACCGCGTGTCTGTCTTATACGGTCAGTCATTTTTAAATGTATTATATTATCCGCAGATACTCGCTTTGTATCCTGATTAGTAAACAACCCTGTTATGGTAGGTTGAGACTTGTGTATATAATACGCTTTCGCTCTACCCCATTTATTCTTTTGCACTCCTTGCACAATACCTTTCTTATCGTCATTTAAATCCATAGACAAATAATCAGCTTCAATTAATTCATAAGAGAAAGGGACAATTGTTTTATGATCTAAGGAGCCTATGTTTCCACTAAGCATTTGAGTCAATACTTCCCCATCCCTCAGCCAAGTTCGACACGCCATACGTTGAGCGGAAGCATTATCATAATCACCTGTAACTTCTGGCGCTCTGTCCCAATTTTTATATAGCTTTAAAATTTCTTTGTTAGCTTCTTTATGTAGTGACCCGTCCTTTTTCTTAATAGCAGGAATCGGATTGATACCCATACCTACAATATTAGCAACCAAAGTATTTAACACTCCTTTAGCTAAGTCGTAATTTTGTTCCAAGTGTCGAGCACTGGCGCGTATACTTTCAGCCGCTTCTCCTGCTTCTACATCAGGGTCATTATTAGTAACTCTCTTCTTGTGAAAGTTACTTGATTGCCCCGCCTCATAGTAAGCACGAACCGCTTGTTTGACTTGTATACGTTTTAATCCGTACTCAGGAAAAATTGATACAATTAAATTATCTAAAAGTCTCATAAGAATTTAGCCTGTGAAAATCCAACACGCGACTCGCCATTTGCGCTACGTTGTAGTTGAGCTTCTACGCCCGTCCAATAGTTTAATTTTTTAGTTATCTCATCCGCATTAGCACGCGTCAAAGTACGCGAACCAATACTATAAGATTGGCCTTTTGCTACTGCTAAGTCTGCAGCTGTCCAAGCGGCAACCGCTGCTGTTGCGTCTGCTAATGATATCGCCATTTTAATCTGCCTCTACATTAAATGTTATCTTGCCAAATAAAAGTTGAGCAGGAGTAGAGTCAGTATCTACATGTACGTGAACTGCATACAATGATCCTGCTACTCCCCCTATTACTTTAAATTGAACGGCCTCGCCTATAGGAACGTCAATGCCGCTTATATTTAAAACTGTTGTCGATATAGCCTCATCTGAAATAGTTAAATCAGAAGTAACATCTTCAGTTACAGTAGGAACTCCCGACAAACTTTCCCCTTCCGCTAACCGATTGGAAAAAGATACTGCCGCATTTAAATTTTCCCCGACAATTTTAGTCGGCACTTCTATCGCTATATGACTCATATTAATTATCTCTTATGTTGAAATCAAATTTATTATAAGGTAACTCAAAATCGAAATTGTTTTCACTTAACTCAAATTCAAATTTATTATGCGGCAATGTGTATTCTAAATCTGAAACATATACCGCTAACCCATCATCAATTATTGCCGTTCCTTCTGTTAAAATTAAAGCTTGAGTTGTAGTTACTATAGCTGCAATAATCGAAGCACTATTCTCAGTCAATATTAAAGGCTGAGTTAACTATTCTCAGTCAATATTAAAGGCTGAGTTAGGGCCTGTACGTTTACATCATAAATTAAATCAGCACTATTCTCAGTCAATACTAACGGCTGAGTTATTGCCTGTATATTTATTCCTAACGATACTCCTGCCGTATTCTCGGTCAAAGTTAGACTTTGAGAAACTGCGGGAACCGTTATATCTAAAGATACCGTAGCATTATTCTCAGTCAATACTAACGCCTGACTTATTGCGACGATAGCTGCATCTGATGTTAAGTCTATAGTGGCCGTGTTCTCAGTCAATACTAACGACTGAGTTATGGCTTGAACCGTTACCCCTAAACTTATACTGGAGGTATTCTCCGTCAACGTCAACGCTTGAGTTATTGCTTGTACGTTTACATCTAATAATATAGTAGCCGTATTCTCAGTCAATGTTAACGCCTGAGTTATGGCTTGTACGTTCACTCCTAAAGTTATATCAGATACGCCCTCCGATAATATTAATGCTTGGGTCGTTGCTTGTACGTCTACATCGTATACTATAGTAGCATTGTTCTCAGTCAATACTAAAGGCTGAGTTATGGACGGCACAGTTACGTCATAAACTAAATCGGCAGTATTCTCCGTCAACGTCAACGCTTGAGTTATTGCTTGTACGTTTACACCTAACTCTATAGAAGCAGTATTCTCGGTCAAAGTTAGACTTTGAGATGCCGCTGCTACGTTTACATTTAAAGCTACCCCTGCCGCTATTGCGGAACTCAACGCCAACGCCTGAGTTATTGCCTGTACGTTTACTCCTAATTCTACACTAGCTATATTCTCTGCTAACGTCAACGCCTGAGTTATTGCTTGAACCGTTTTATCTATTACTATAGTAGCAGCATTTTCCGTAAGCACTAACGCCTGAGTTATTGCTTGAACCGTTGCGTCTAATATTATAGTGGCGGCATTCTCAGTAAGCACTAACGCCTGAGTTATTGCCGCTACTGTTATTTCTAATTCTACAGTAGCCGTATTCTCAGTCAATGTTAACGCCTGAGTTGTTGCCGCTACTGTTACGTCATTAGCTATAGTGGCCGTATTCTCAGTCAATGTTAACGCCTGAGTTATGGCCGTTACCGTAGTGCCCGATACTTTAGTTATTGTTGCTGAGCCAGTACTGTTATAAGCATCTAATCCTTTTACTCGAAAAATAATTGCATCGCTGTCTGCTAAATCAGCAGCAATGAACTCTATAGTATACTCAACCTCTACAAAATCTAAACCTAAGAAATCAGCATCGCCGCCAATACCGTCTTCAATAATACCCGCGTTAGGA